AGACTGAAGCGGGCACCTTCCAGGCTGGCGTTGGTCAGATGATCGTTAAGAACACGGACTCGGTGATGGTCGAGTTTGACGTCGAGGGACGGAAGGGCCAGGACGCGATCGACTACTCGTGGGCCCAAGGTGAACTCGCCGCCCAGGCCTGCACGAAGCTCTTCAAGGCGCCAAACGACCTCGAGCTCGAGAAGGTTTTCTTTCCATGGATCATCTACTCTAAGAAAAGATATGCCGGTAAGATGTACGAAAAGGACAAAAAGGGGGCCATATCTTTCAAGAAGATCGACATCAAGGGTCTGCAGGTGGTCCGACGCGACAGTTGTCCGTTCGTTCGTGAAACCCTGAAGAAGATCCTTACTCTAATGTTAGAATCCAGTGATCCTGTGCAGGCTATCGAAATGGCTCGCGAAGCTGCAAAGGAATTGATAGGTGGAAAGGTTCCTACGGAGAAGCTACTAATGAGCAAGCAGCTTGCGTCCGAGTACAAGGTGCCCATGCCTCATGTGACTGTCAGGGACAAAATGAAGATTAGAGTTCCAGGATCCGAACCTCAACAGGGAGACCGCGTCCCGTTTGTAATAGTCAAAGGACCGGGTAAAATGTTCGAAAAGGCTGAAGATCCTACGTGGGCTAAAGATCACAATGTGCCAATCGACTATGATTATTATTTCAATAACCAATTCAAAAAGCCCGTACAGGATCTTCTCGAGCCTCTTATTTCTGTAGATCACATTTTCGATAAAAAATTTATGGTTAAGACTATGAGCACGACCGAGGTTCAGGCGAAAAGAGCGTTCCTGTCAATGTTCGCGGCAAAAACCACTTAGAACTTTTATGTTAATATAAGAATATGGGGGCATACATCTGTGATTTTCCCGGATGCGGACATGTGTCTACTCAGAGTGGATCCCTCACCATTCATAAAAGGACTCATACAGGCGAGAAGCCTTACAAGTGTGAAGTTGAAGGGTGTGCTTATAAGGCTACTGTGAAATCCAGTATAATGTCTCATATGAGAACTCATACAGGAGAGAAGCCGTTCAAATGTGATGCAGAAGGATGTCAATACGCTACTACTACAATAGGAGCTTTGAATGTTCATAAAAGGACTCATACAGGCGAGAAGCCGTTCAAGTGCGATTTCGATGGGTGTGCTTACGAATGCACTAGTAGTAGTGCGCTCAGTGTACATATTAGGACTCATACTGGTGAAAAACCCTATAAATGTGATTTTGATGGTTGCGATTTCGCCACAAACGATCATGGTTCCATGACGGGGCATTCGAGATCACATACTGGTGAAAAACCATTCAAGTGTGAAATTGATGGATGTGGATATGCTTGTAAGATTGGTAAAATGTTGACTCTTCACAACAGAAGACACACTGGTGAAAAACCATTCAAGTGTGAAATTGATGGATGTGGATATGCTTCAACACAGTGTGGGGCTCTTATTGTTCATAAAAGAACCCATACGAATGAACGCCCGTACGAATGCGACTTTGAAGGATGTGAAATGGCGTTCAAAACAAGTTCTGTACTCGTGCTACACAAAAAGATTCATAGTGGTGATAAACCGTATAAGTGTGACTTTGAAGGATGCGAGTACTCTAGCAGGGATCGCTCTAATCTCTCGACTCACAAGAGAACCCATACCGGTGATAAACCTTATGTATGCGAAATTTGTGGTTTGGAGTTCAGACAAGCAACCCATCTCACTATACACACCAGGATTCACACAGGTGAGAAACCATATAAATGTACTGATTGTGATTTCATGACCGCTTATAGTAGTTCTCTAGTAAAACATCATCGCTACCTTCATACAGAAGAAGGTCAGCAAGAAAGGAAAAGAGAGGAGGTTAAAATCGAGAAGATTCTGCCACCAGGTTCATTCAAACGCGAACATCATGTCGACTATCGTTGCGTCGACCCTGGATTGAGCTTTTCGCGGCTCGATTTTTTACTGCCGTATTGGAAAGGAGGGCACGTCATCATTGAAGTGGATGAGGAACAACATTCTCATCTATCCCAAATGTGTGAAACGGCACGAATGAACAATGTAGTGACCTCATGGATTCTTGATGGAAATTCAGCACCAGTTGTATGGATTCGCTATAACCCACATGCGTATAGAACTGATGGCGTTTTGACAAAGACGCCCACAAAAGAGAGGCATCGTCAACTTCTAGAAATGGTGAATGGAATTTCCTTTGAAAATTCACCGGCCGTTAGAGTATTTTACATGTTCTACGACGTGGAAAATGATACACCTTCCGTTATTTTAGATCCGGAATACCATCCAGACGTGAAATCTTGGGTACAAGGTCCATAAACAATAGACCCGCTCTAGTAGTATGGAGAAGCAGATCCTCGACTTGATCGAGGATGAGGTGACGCGTCGTGTGCAGCTACGCATGGCCACCGCACTCGAGGTCATTTCGGGACTGTACGAGATCCCGATGTCCAGGCTCATCAAGGACACGGTCAGTCTCGACACGACGGTCTGCAAGGGCATCCTCAAGTCGGGCCGGCGCTGTCTCAAAACACCCTTGGCCAATGGTTTCTGCAAGTTTCATAGAAAGCAGGGCCCGGAACCACCGGCAGAGGAAGCACCCGCCGAGGGTCCAGCCCCGTGGGACTCTTAGAGAAATGGAACGCACTTCATTTAATGTCGAAATCAGAAGTTCTCTTGGCGAGCCTCGAGCGATTTTTTGAAGAGCCCGAAAACAAGGCACAGCTTCATGAAATTCTGGGAGGGCGGAATAGTCGCCCCGGAATTTCACTTCGTAAATTGGAGTGGTTTGTGACCAACTACTCTAAGAATCAGCACGTGACCTATACGGCCCCTAACGGCAAGATGTTCACGGTCCACGTCGCGTACAAGTCGAGTCTGGATGGGTACTCGAAGAAGCTCTTCGACCCTTTCTGTCGGACGGCCCGCATCGAATTTCAAGGCTTGACGACGACCGTCGCCCAGCTGAACTTCATCAAGTGGTGCATCACGAACGGCATCATAGGGTACCTCATCAAGCAAATGGCAAGCGCGCAAAGCCATCCCGGAAATCCAGAACCGTGTAGCCATAGTAAAACAAGTACAGATTGTATCCCTGTGTAATCTGGGACGTGTAAGCAGGATTGAAGTTTAGGGTCAGTGTGCTCGTCTGCGAATTTAACTTTGAAAAATCTAAAAACCCTCCTTGATTGTACTCCTTGGGCGTCAACCCGAAGGAGTACATGTATATATTACGCGAAGGTGCCGACAAGGCGTGCTCCAAGGGCTGTTTAAAGGAGTAGTACAGGGACCCCTGGAAAGTACTCAGAATATCGACGTTATTCAAAGTAATCTTGGCGTTATCAATCACGTCTATGTAGTTGTTAGGGATGTTGTTCGATGACTGGAACGCGAGGGCCACGCCCGTCTGGATGTAGTCTGTCGTGTACCCATAGTTGTACCGGGTGTCGTAGTACAGACCACTCGGCGCCCCAGACGTGTCCCTGATTGACTCGTAATTTTTGTTCCTAAAGAACCAGAACAGACTCTGGACCGGGAAGTTGGCTGTGAGCTGAAGCTGCGGCGCACCGCCCGAAAACTCGAGCGTCGATTCCTTCTTAACCTTGGGCACTATGTACCTGAGCGGTGTATTCTGGTAGTAAAGCTTCTCCTTGTTGTCCAATAGAATCTCTTCAGTGATGAGTCGCGGGTTGATCATATCAAAGTTGGTCGTGGCGTTCGACCACCAATACACCGGATGGAACGTGAATCGGACGTAGAGCTTCTGGTTCCACATGGCGCACAGAGGAAAGTGAGGCTTGCGGATCCGCTCCCGGTCCACGTTCGCGTGCGAGTGCCGGCGACAGAAGAAGAACTCGAGCGGACACACGACGTCGATGTTGGTCCCGGACGTGGATGCCGAAACGTTCGAGTTTAGGCCACCTACAACGCTAAACATCCCCTTTTGCTCATCGGCGTCCAAAAACACCTGGTCTCGGATGATGTACCAGTCGTCGTAGAGGGTCTCGATGACCGTCTCATTCACCAAGAGGTCAACCTGCTTTATAAGGGCCCGACCTATATTATCGTTGATGGCGTAGCCTGTACCCTGACGCGGAATGGTGCATTTGAAATACATATTAGACAAGAGGTGGCCTAGGGTCTGCGGGAGGAGCTCGATCTGGATAGTCTGATTCTGGTAGGTGGGACTAGGAGGAGGAAACGGTATGACGCGTTGATACATTACAAAGTTTGTGTGCTGTTTGAATTCTGGATTCCATTTTGATTTTCCATAGTCTCTGTTGGACATGAACTCGTCTTGGGGCCCCGTGGCCGCCAAGGACAGAACAGAGCCGGTACTGAACCCTCTGTTCTTCACCTCAATCATATTCAAAGGGGCACTAGGCTGATCATCTATGTCAGTGTTGAGGTCACGCATGTACTTGGTGCGCTTACCTCCCATGACTGCCGGGTTGATCTCGACCGGCGGCATCTGCTGTAGATTTGAGGTTGTAATTGTACCCGGCTCAAAGATGCTCACGAACTTGGGCTCGACGACCATGGCCGCTCCACCCTTAACATAAATGCGACGGCCCGTATTTGGTATAGGCTTGCCATCCAAGGGTGCTATCACCATCGTGCTCAATGCCGAGACATCGGTTTTGGTGAAGGAGTTGGCTTGCACATTTATTTCCGAAATTTTAGACGGGCCGATGGTCGGCAGACCGACCACGTACCACCCGATCGCCGTCCCATCAGGGGGTGGTGCGCTAAAGACAAAGGTGGCCCGCCCCGAATCGACGGCGTAGTAGCCATAGATGGATCCTGACCTCTGTTGGCTCGGAAACGCCTCCTGGCCAGGTGGGTACAAAAAGGCGCCCCGTGCGGGCGTCGTGCCCTCTACATACTGATTTGTATCCGTCTGAAATGTGAATTTCCAGTTGTATGGCTCGCTCGTCAACCCCGTGGTCTCGACAACCCCCGAGCCGAGTTCAGCCTGTGCAGACACTGTCTCTTATACGCATCTGACGCTGC